GCTCATTATTTCTCCGTGTTTATTCTAATTTTGCGTAATCATAAGTTAGTGTCAATGTAATGGAAACTATTTCATCTGAACTATAATCAAGAGAGCTAAGTCTAACTTCTGAAATGAAAGCTCCTTCGAGGGACCATTTCTCAATAACTTCTCCATTGCCATTCAGTTGTTCGATAAAGAAAGCTTTTAAGATTCCATTCTCATAAGACTTCGCTATACCTTTGTCTTTCGAGAGGTCGTTTGGATTATAACCGCCGATTTCTCCTAGTTCGCCAAGAATTACATTAATTGTCTTTCCGACATCTGCAAGTTCGATAGTTATAGGATTCCACGAGACGATGCCGGGAACGTTGATTTCGTGGTTAATCAATCGATACTTATTTGAATTAATGGTGAAAGAAGGCTTATCGACCTTTTTTGCATTCCACCAAGTTCCACTAGTATCTTTACCAAGACCTATCGATCCTCCTTTAATTCGGAAGCGATAGGCTCTTTTTGGTTCAAGACTATTACCAGTCCAGAAGGACATCTAAGACTCCTTGTTATTTACCAGGTTCAAATTGGGTGCCGAGGGTGCCATTTTCACCATCTCCGCTTGCACAAATTGCCCAGTCGTATTTCCAAGTCAAGTCAATCGTTCTCATGTCATCGTTTGTGTAATCAAGAGTTGAGAACTTAACTGAAGTAATAAATGGGTTATTCATTTGCCATGACTCAACAACGCTTCCGTTACCAGCGAAGATGTCAATCGTGACTATACCTACTGCTGCATTTGCACCAGACTTAGTGATAGATGTCGGACCGAAAGCTCCTGGTCTTGGATTACTTCCATTGAATTGATCTTGACTCTTGATAGAATATCCAGAATCTAAAATTATTTGATTGGTAATAAATGCGGCGTTCGGAGAGATTGGATCAACCAATGTCATGTTCACATCTTGCCATTGCACACGACCTGGAAACTTATATTCGTTATCAAAAAACGAATGGGTTACATCCGTGACTGTGTAGCTGGGTGTGTCAACTGTCTTTGCCCACCAAACTGCTTTGCTGTCAACGCCATCATAATTGGTTATGTTGTCCATTGTAACTCTCCATCGAAAGTTTCTTTTAGGCTCTGTTGTGTTTTTTGTCCAAAATCCCATGATTTAAAATCTCCTATTTATCTGTAATTAGTGTCTATTAGAATTCAACGCCACTTTGGGTAACGACAAAGTCGATTACGACGTATTCGATTGCTTTTGCAGGCTTAACGAAGACTTTGGCATACATGATGTTGCGGTCTTGTAAGTCTGGCGTGGTTGTAGATTCATCAAGAACAACTTTATAGTCTGTGATCCCAAACTCATTTTTTACTTGCAAGAGAACTGGGTTGATTTGAGCCTTAAAGCTATCGTAAGTTGCCTTAACGCCTTGTTCGAACAAGAATTGGTCTGCGATTCCACCGATGCGCTTCTTCAAGTAGATCATCATTCGACGAACGTTGATGCGATCCAAAGCAGTATCAGTTGGTTGAAGAGTCTTCTGTCCGAAGATAACAGTGTCACCTGTTGCAGGGAATCGAGCGATTGGGTTAATGTTAACATTGTAAAGGTCATCACGATCAGCTTTGCTCAAGTGCTCAAGAGTTCCAACGACGCTTGCGCCACCAGTTCCACCGAGAGGAGCAAGTCCGCCACGGTTAAATCCAGCAGGAGCAAACCAAGGCTGTGAGACCGCCTCAGACTTCGCAATGGCTCCAATGGCAGCAACACTAGGAGGAGCCATCAAAACGCTTCCACGGCCGCTTGACACGTCTGCAATGCGCACATTTGGATAGTAAGCGGCAGCATAAGATGAAGCAACGATTCCGCTCTCTGCAGTTGAAACCATTTCTCTAACAGAACCGGTTTCTTCTCCATTACCGTTATCAACCTCGCTTACAAAGATTCCTTTCATGTCGATGATTGCCAACGCATCTCCACGCTCTTCAGTTTGACGAACAAGTAAAGAGTTGATAGCAGAGTTGGTAACACCAGGAATTGAAATTAAGTCATAGCGACTTGTGTAATAGTCAGCAACCTGAGAGATTGCAGATTCCATTGAGTACTTTGCGTAACCAGTTGAAAGCTCAGTGTTGTTAAATGGGTTCTCAATGGTAATGTCGACACCATCGGTTCCACCAAAGAATGGAGCAGCAAATTGCTTGATTCCAGTCACAAGAGCACCAGTTGATGAATCATCAAAAGCCACTACGAAAGCATTGGTGTGATAGTAAGTTCCGGTTGTTCCATCTTCGTCGATTCTCTCCAAAGAGAAGACATAGGCAGCATCGGCTGCTGCTGCGGTGTATGCTAGATGCGGGTCATAAAATGACTTAAGAATTCCGATGTCTGCGAAGTCTTCGTTTCCACGTTGAGCCTCGTAAGACAATCCGTGCAAAGCAGTTGGAGCATAGTTCGCGCCATTTGCAGAAGAGTTTGCGACACTTAATTGGTGAGTCGGCCAAGAGACAGTGATTGAGTCACCGGTGAATAATCCGTCGACTAATTGCGATGCCGTTCCGCCTGGTAATGATTGTGCACCACGAACGAAGCCATTCTGATTTGTGCTATCTGCTTCAGCAACTGTTGCAGCATCAATTTCAGCAGGTCCCAAGAAACCAAGAGGAAGGTCGGTCTTATTGACTCCGCCTTCTGCAAGTTCAACACGAATCAAGTTGGATTCATTGTTAAATGAACCGGTAGAAACAATCTTGCCTGTGGAGCTATTCCACTCTTGTTTGAGGTCTCCGATTTTCTTTAAGATGTAATTTGGAGAGTCTGGGTTTAAAGTAACATTTGCGAACTTCTCGACATACTCAGAAGGACGTTGTCCAGCACGAGCAATTTCGATTGTGAAAGAACCTTCTGGTCGAACAGTTGTTGCCTTACGCAAGTCTTTGATTCGAACGATGTGAGACTTGTGGAAGTCTGAACCTTCATCCAAAGCAGCAAGTCGGAACAAGCGCTTGTAGTTAGATGCTTTTGATCCAATGAACCACCCAGTCTTTGCTGGTGAAAGCTCAACGCGATGGTCTGTAAAGTTCTTGTTAGTTTCTTTAAGAGCCGCAGTCCATGCAACGAGGTTTCCGCTCAATCGATTGACGTTGTTCTCGAAGGATTCGCCCAAGAAGATTTTGTGACCGTTCCAGCCACTGCCAAATAAGGTTGCGTCGGTGCTTAAAACATTTCGGATAAAGTTTTGCGAAGTTGGTTCAAAGTTGAAGTTGAAAGCAAAGTCATCATTGGATGTTCCGTTGTCTAATTTTGCGCTCCAGCTGCCATTAGTAGGCTTGATTGCGTGCGCAGTCTTATCGGTAAGAGAGGTGGTTCCATCTCGAGCAGTTCCGCTCAAAGTAACGTTTGAGCCGCTTGAGTAAATGATTGCAGCAAGAACACCATTCAGATCCGTTGCATCTACACCACCAGCGAAGGTTGCTGATGTGGTAAAAGTTGTTGTAATTGTTTTTGAGTCTCCGATAGTCCCCAATGCCACCATGGTGATATCTGCATCATTATTTCCGCTGCCATCCGCTGCTGTTACAGAAGAAGCAGGAAAAAACGTGGAAGCAAGAACAAATGCATCTCTGAAGTTTTCCGCTGTTGGGGTTGTTGTATAATCTAGTCCAACATTAACCGTGCTTGTTCCCAATGGTGTCCCAGAGGCTGTATCGTAAAATTCAACTGTGAATGATTGAGTGGCGCCAGCAGTGTCTACGTATTGAATTGTCATAACACTGTTATCAACGATTGTTGTGTAATCACTGAATGTAAAATTCGCATTTGCAGCAACCGTCCCGGTCAAGTCAGCATCTTCAGCAACGTAGATTCCAATTGCGCCTTCGATGTCTTCTTCTGCAGAGATTCCAGTGCCTAAAGCAGTATCAGTGTTTGTTGGAACAAACCATCCAGCTTTTTCATTATCATCAGTAGCAGCGTCATCAGAAGCAACACCAGCCAAGCGGATAAATTTAACGGGACCAACTTCAGCAGCAAGGTAAGCTTCAGCAGCATATGCAGCCCAGCCACCACCACCGGTGTTTCCTTCACGCCATGGGTCACCGCGTTTAACTCCGTCCATCGGGGTTCCAAAGACAGATTGGAAGTCCGCCAATGAGGTAATCTTAATTGGCTTCATTGCGGGGCCTTTCTTGGCTCGTCCGATCAATAATAACCCGTCATTCTCAGGAACTGCAGCGATAGCTGATTGGTCGATTTCTCTCAGTTCAATTCCTGGAGACAAAAAGTCAAACTTGGTAGGCATTTAGAATTCTCCTTTAAATATTCATTTCTTATTAAATAGTCCTCTGAAACCCCAAAGTCATAAATCTCGGTATTTCTCACCGTTCTTATTCCAAGGCTTTTCATCTCCCACAATGACACGCTCTCTGGAGATCTTGACTTCAACGATGGACTCCTGTCTCTTGATAAGCGGTTCATTGCTTTCGAGGTCGTTTCCGTTGATGTAACCAAGGACTTTGATCTGGACTTTTGCATTAAACATTCTTTCGTCTTGACCAAGATTTGCCTGATTGCTGTTAAGCCCATAGTCGTCTTGGATAAAAGCTTCGTATTGATAGCCATTGTTTTCAATGATGAAATAGTTTTTCATGCTATTCATGAACAACGGAAGAAGGTGATTCATCTGTTGTTGATATTCTGTTCTTATGTTGACCTCGAACATGCAAGTCAAATAAGTTGGTTTTGGGATTGAAATTGTCTCGTAGACAATCTTTTTTGTTGAAACAGGTCCCGTATCGTCACCCATTTCCTGACGCTTCCTAGAAGCGTTCTGAAAATTTTGTGTTTTGTCTTGTTGGATAACCTTGCGGATAACAATTCTTTCACCGTCTCCAACATAAGCTGCTTGGACTGAACCTTTGAATGCATCGTCTCTAGAGATACTAGCTCTAGAAACAGTAATCAATGGTAAACGAAGCTTTCCAACCTTATCTCTTAGCTCTTTGTTGTTTTTGATCTGAAACGTTCTTTCGGTTCCCATCCACAAAACATTAACCTTCTCTCGACCAGCGTTTGTAACCGTATGAGGACTTAGCGTCTCGTCGATGAATCGATAAATTGCCGTGTCGATGTTCTCGAGAGTTGATGGATGTGAGATTTCGTTGTTAGCCTGCATTGAATAGTCCGTCTCTTGCTCTTATACACTCTGCGCCAACTTCAAATCTTGTTTCAGGTTGCCCGAATAGGATTTTTGGCTCGAGTAGCTTCACAATCTCGTAAAAGATTTCTCCGAAACGAACGAAATCACCTTCTCTAACAAATAAGTTTTGATCTTCTGTCAATCTTCTCTTGTGGAAGTTGACTTTGATCTTCGTCGCCTTATCTAGAGCAATGTTTTCCATGTCCGAAGTCTCGACCCCTTGAAATTCAACTAAAGCGAACACTCTAATTGGATGCAAGAAGTTTTTCTCGATTGCTTCTCCATAAATAGGGTGGAAATCTGTCGAATCCACATCTATTGGAAAGTAAAGTACTTGTTGACCGACAACTCTCTCGATAATCTCATCATTTATTTGTTTGACAAGGTTCTTTTCTTTCTCTCCAAAGAACATTGGAGATGGTGGTTGAGTTGGTCTTTCCCATTCTGACATCTATGTTACCCCACGAAGATCTTTAACGGCGTCTTGCTTACAATTGCGTCCGCGTTTTCAACCATTGCTTTATCGGTCTCTGCCAATTTAGCATAAAGCATCTCATCAAGTTGCTTATTGAGTTCTTCACGTAAAGCTGTCTGCTCTGCAGATGCTTGAGACAAAAGGTCTGATGCATTAAGTTGGATGTTGTCTCCAGGAATTGGAACATTGCCTCCAAACTTTCCTCGGATTTGTCCGAGAGTCTCTTTTGAAAGAGCCAACGAGAATCGTCGAATCCATTGTTTACCAATTGAGTTAATGCTTTCGTAAGGAAGGTTCTCCATCGGCATTGTGTTCATGTTGTTGACACCATTGAGTCCGGAGTCATACTCTCCTTCTTCAAATGCTTGGTTTCCGCCATCAATTGAGAATCTAAACCAAAAGGTCTTACATGTAACACTATCGGGCATTGGATATAATCTGAGCTTGTTGTCGATAATCTCGTAAGAATAATGAGATGTTCTCGTGTAAAGGTGGTCTTCATAAGCCATTGCTTGCAGCTTATTCTGCCACGCAGGGACGACTTCGAACGTAGAGCCATCAGCATACTGTCCGTAGTTGTGGAAGTTACCAACGACGTTTAAGCCACCATAGTAGCCATAAAATCTCCACATCTGTCGAGGAGTTACATAAAACATTTGACGAATCTTAATTCTATATTTCTTATCTCCGTCTCCTATTGCATCTGCAAATGGAAGCGTAGGATCTGCAGCGGAAAGGTCTTCAACAATCTCTTGAAGATCGTAGTCTTGCTGTAGAGCGGTAATGTCAAATGATGCAGAATAGATTGGAGTAGTTCCACCCACAACTGATTCAGTTGAGAACTTGTCTGCGATCTTAAATGCGTAGTCAAATTGAAACTTTGGATATTTTAAAGCAATGTTTTCACCATCAGTGAGTGCACCCTTCTCATCAAACGACCCTGTAGGAGAGCCTAGGGCGCTTCCTAAGGCGTTTCTAGCTTGGTGAAGGTTAACTATGTAAGAATACTCTAAACATGCTTCCTCGTAGTGGTTATAGACGTTCTTGGCGGTCAATTCGATGTCTAAGACATCTCCACCAAGTCGCTTGTGAGTATAGGCTACTTGAGAAGCAGCACCAGATAAAAATGCGTCAGTTGAGTAGAAACCAATCGCTAGTGTTGATACAACATCTGCTTCAACTCCATCTTCTGGTAATGTGATGGCCGATGTCGTTGATGCCGGTGTTAATGTTGGGAATGCCATAGTAAATCCTCCGTCTTACTAAATAGTCAAAATAAAAGGAAACCCCCGAGCACCAAGTGTTCGAGGGAAAGGAGGTTAATGAAACAAACTTAATCTTTTTTCTTTGAGGATTTTTTAGTTGACTTCTTCTTTGTTGTCTTGCGCTTTGCTTTCTTCTCTTTCACTTCTTCAACAGCTTCCAGCGCTTCTTCGATAACGTCTTCAGTCACCGATTTGGCTTCCTCTGCAGCCTCTACAATTTCTTCTTTTACTTCTTCGATCTTCTCTGCGACCAATTCTGCTGCTTCGGCAACTTCTTCTTTTACTTCAGTTGCAACTTCAGCAATCTTTTCCATTACTTTTTCAGCAACTTCTTTTACTTGATTAGATCGTGCTTTTGCAGCAAGAGCTCGCTCTCTAATCATTCTTCTTTTCATCTTCTTTCTATTACTAGCCATGTTATTCTCCTAATTTTTTAAACTGATTGTGACCACGTCACGCCGTGAGTCATTGCTTGAACATACCACTTGTCTCCATCGCAAATCAAATCGATATAAGATCCAGCAGTTGCACCAGCGGGCAGTGTCAGTGTTGTTTCGCCACCATCGCCAAGTGACACAATGCCGACTCCGCTATCATCGTAGATTGCAACACCTTCCATTGCTGGTAGAATTAAATTTACATCATAAGATGAATCATCAGCTAAGATGATTTTCATGTAAGATCCTTTATCGGCGTAGTTAACTGTAAGGTCTATTTCAGCAGTGTCTGCTGTAACAAACAAACAATAGCCAGTAAGCTTGCTTGAGATTTGTGATGAAGCCGAGATGTTCTTTGTAAGCCATCGAGCAGCGTTAAATGGTGTTCTTGCGATTTTAGCCATTGTTTTGAGTTCCTTTTGTTATTAAATAGTTTGTTTATGTATTTTCTCTACACATCTCTAATGGATGTCTGTCTTGTTGAGTCTGCGAAAAGAGTTGTGGCTTGGGATGCATCTATGGTCAAATTCTCTGCTATCTCAACTGAATCAATGTAGACATTCTTATCAACCGTATTGGACCCATCGTTTGATGCCCCAAGCGTAAAGGTCGCGGATGAATCGTTCGGAGAACCTATCAGGGATTCGGTCAACTGGTTTGAGACAGAAAAGCCTGCTACACCGGCACTGTAAACTCCATCAAGGAAAACTAAAATATCACTTCCATCGAAGACTGCCACTATGTGTCTCCAAGAGTCGATAGCGAAGGAGGCTGCTGACTCTCCGGAATTTCCATTAAGGTTTTTGGTTCTCCAAGCACCGTTATAGTAGTAGCTAAGCTGAATGGTATAGAAATTTGTGCTTGATCTCTTAACCAAAAGTTGAACTCCATCTGTTCCAGATGTCTCTCTAGAGGAAAATAGTCTCATGGTGGTGAGGTTGTTGGAAGTAAAATGCTCTTTTGGATTGAACCATAGAGAAATAGTCATGGAAGTGTAGCTAAAAGATCCACCACTATAGGTCACATAGTCACTCCAATCTCCTTGTGCATAACCTGCTGTCGTCGCTCCTGGAGGAAAGTTTCTAAATATGATGTTACCGGAATCATCAAACAAATCAGCATCGGCTGTCACCGCTAATGCCCCAGCATTATCTTCTATAAATGCGTCTGCCGCATTTGGTAGCGCTGCTGCGGTTGCAATAGTCATCAGTCGATCGCTTTGATTATAAATGGCTGCAACTTGTGATTCTGTCAAGGCTGTCCCAGAAGCAATTTGCCACGAATCAGAAGAGTGATTAAGAGAGTTTCCACCAACGGCATCTCCAGAGGTGTATCCTCCGAGTGCAAAATCTTTGGTTGCATTCGTCATCTTCATGAGATTACCGGTTAAGTTCAAATCTTCTTGTACCTTTTCTCCATTTACAAACATCTTTAAATCATGATTTGAACCATTTGCAGAATATGTTACGGCAAGGTGATACCACTCACCCACATTCAGCGCACTGGTGCTAGGGGAGTTTTTGTATTGAGTTCCGCTAAAAAAGATGCTTCGAAACTCAAGAAATCCACCATTGTCGCGAACAGCCAGTTTAAATTCAGTACCAGTGCCTCGGCTGTGCCCACCAATGTAGTACCAATTATCGGCCCACGTCTCATCAGGTTTAAACCAAAAAGAAACAGTAAGTTCTTCCTCAACTCGAGTACCATCTGGATTAAAAGCAACAATGCTTTCATCTTCTAAATTGAAATTCGCACCATGTACTCCACCAACGCCGACTTTGTTTCTAGAGAATATGCCTGAAGAGATAGTTGCATTACCATGTAGGATAATGCTGCTTAAGTCTTCTAAGAAGCTAGCGGCTGCTACAACCTCCACTGTTCTCGTGACCGTAACGGCATCATTATTAGAAGAATCGCTAACGTCATACCTAATAGTGTAAACCCCAGGCGCAGTGGTTGAATCCAAAACAGCAGTAACGTCAGAAGCATCTACAATTGTGGTGACTATATCGGAAGTGATATCTCCATCAACATCATCTTCGGCAGTGGCTCCCGCATCTGAATAACTTCCGCCTTCTTCAAAGGATTCTGATGCATTACCCAATAGAGTAATTACCGGAATAACTGTGTCTGGTGCTGCAGCAATGGTTACTTGACTCGTTTCTTGGCTTGGGCTTGATTCTTCATCTTCTGAATTGACCGTTGTTGCATGGAATGTGTAATCATCTGCACTCAAAGTCAAAGGCGCACTAAACACACCAGAATTGACGGGGAACTCAACATCTGTGCCACTTTCTTGGTAAACTGTTTCGAGTCCATTACCATCTGTGACGTAAATCTTAACAACAAGGTTGTCTGCATAAGTTCCAGAAACAACTCCGGAAATCGTTGCTGTTCCAACACCTGTTGCGACTGTTAAATCTTCTGGGACAATGACTTCGGTTGAGACGTTCACTGTTCTTGTTGTGGTTGCAGAGTTGCTAGCAGCATCAGTAGCAGTGTAAGTAACTGTCTTTGCACCTTCGGTTGCATCAACTTGAGTCGACCAATCAGAAGTGACAGTTGCTGAAGAGAAGTCTGTTGCTGTTGGAATGTTGTCATTGTTTGTTCCGATATTTCCAAGATAGATCGTTAGAGCTCCCAAAGGTGTTCCGCTGATTACTGGATCTACACGATCGATCAATAGAGTTTTTGTAATTGATGGAGAAGGGCTGTTAGAGTTAGCTTGAGAAGCCTCGACTGTAAGAGATGAGTTTGATTCATCTGCAACATTGATTGTTGCTGACCAATCGGCACCCACATATGTAGGTCCGCTTTGAGGTGTAACAGTTTGATTTCCAGATTTGATTACAATAGTTGAACCTGCATCTGTTGTTCCTGAGATTTGAATTGGGTTTGTTTGGTTTGACCATGTGTTTGCAGGAGCATTATCAATCGCCAAAGTTGGCCTAGTAAGAGTTGGAGGAGAATAAACAACGCTCGTTGGATCTGATTCTTCGCTGATATTGTTTTGCGCATCGGTTGCTTGAGCCGTGATGTTAAATGTTTGAAGGAATGTGAAGGTCTTGGTAAACGTCCATGTTCCTCCTGTCGCAGTAACGGTCCCTTGAGAGGCACCATCAAAGAAAATTTCAACTGTTGATCCGTCTTCGGCATTTCCTGTTGCTGTGAAGTCGTTGATGTTCACTGCATCGAAAGTAGCTGATGCAATCGTTGGTTTGGCAGGTGCGATTGTGTCCTCGACAACTCCGCTCACCGTTCTTGTGTAAGGTGTGCCGTTATGTGTAAAGCTGTAAACAATGTCAAACGTTGCTCCGTGAGCAAGACCTGTGTTGTATTGTGAATTGTCAATGTTGAATGGAGTGATTGCAACATTGTTAGTATCTATGGCTGATGCTCCGATTGAGAAATCATAAGCCTCTCCACGCTCTACTGTAAAGCTCGTAGGTGTTGTGAAACTAAGAACTCCATCGTCACTGGCAAACTCTTGATCTATTGCGGCTTCTCCGACTGATGGTGTGAAGGTGAAAGTGTAGTCTTCATTTTCTAAATCTGTGATTTCATTCGTGCTCCACGTTCCATCTTCTCCCACAACTACTGAAATGTCATCGACAAATCCTGATCCTTCAGAGATGACAATTGTTGCTCCTGGCTCTGCATCACCTGAGAAGATGATTGAGTGTCGTGCTTCAAAGTTTGCTTCTGGTGAGAAAGTTGTATTTGTTTGAATAGGATTTAAAGTTACAGGTGCTGAAATCTGAGTGGTGCTCGACGACGGCGGTGCTGCATCGTCATTGCCATCTTGGCCAATTCCTAATGTTCCATGGGTCGCAACAGACCAAATAAACCAGTTGTTTCCGTTTGATAATGTTTGAATGAAGCAACCATCTTTGACATCGCTTCCCATTTCGAATGATGTTGTTCCTTGAGGCACTGGAGTGATAGATAAGGTTCCACCAATGTGATTCAAGGTTAGACCTTTAAGCGATGCTCCGCCTGATGTTTTGAGAGTAATGGCGCCTGCCATCTCGTCTGTATTGATGATGTTGTAGGTGTAAGTAGCAGATAGACTTGGAAGTTGAACAAATAAGTCATCGGATCCGATTGGAATTATAGTCTCT